GTACGTCCGAGTGGAATCACACCCTCGTGCCGTTCCCCAACGACGACGCCGTGTGTTCGTTGTCGGATGTCTTGGAGACTGGCGACGTGCCGCAGCGGTACTACTTGAGCGCGAAAGCCTGCGCGGGCATCCTACGCCGCGCCGAGAAGCGGGAGCGGGAGTTGCCGCGCTTACTGCGTCGGGCGTTGGAACGTGTGGCGCAGACGACAACCAGGGACAGGCCGGCCACCTGATACCGGAGGTCAGCAACGCCCTTTGCTCGAACGACTACAAGGGCAGCAAGGCCGACAAAGGACTCGGCGCACCGCTGATTCCAGAGGTATGCACGCCGCTGACGGCATCCTTCGCGAAGCACGGAGGGGCATCGGCCGGCAAGGACGGATACCCACACAACCTGATTCCCGAAGTCTCACACACCCTGAAAGGCGAGGGGCACGACGCGAGCGAGGACGGGACAGGGCGGGGTGTGCCGGTGATGGCCGTCCGTACCGCCAACACATCGGCGAACGGGCACGGCATCGCGGAAGGCGTGGCGCACACACTCGACCAAGCGCAGGGGCAGGCGGTGGCACAAGGTTACGCAGTACGCCGCCTCACGCCGCTGGAATGCGAGCGCCTTCAGGGATTCCCCGACGGCTGGACGGACGTGCCCTACCGGGGCAAGCAGGCAGCGGACGGGCCACGCTACAAGGCGATAGGCAACAGCATGGCGGTCAACGTCATGCGGTTCATCGGTGAGCGCATCGCGTGTGTGGACTAGGGGTGCGAAGGTGATGTGCCTGACGTGCGAGCACTGGCCGGTGGACGGGCTCGGCTGCGCACGCTCACACGGCGCGGCTGTCGGCGGATGCAGGCGGTACTGCGCGATGGGCGTATGGTGCCACCCGTTCGCGGTGTGCGATACGTGGACTCCGCGCAAGAGCGACGAGGAGCGGGCCGAGGAGGACGGCAGGCTGTTCTAGCGTGGTAGAATCGCAGCAGGAGGTGTGAGCATGGGCAGGCCGACCAAGTACAGGCGCGAGATGTGCGAGGCCGTAGCCCGCTCCGTGCCCGGCGGCGCGACGTGGCCCGCTATCGCGCAGGAGTGCGGCGTTGACCGCGCGACCGTGATCGCGTGGGATGCCAAGCACCCCGAGTTTCACGATGCCGTAAAAGCGGCGAAGGCCGCCGTAGACGATTCCGTCGAGCTTGCGATGCTCGAAGCTGCACGCGGCCGCAAGAAGATCGACACGACCGCCGCGCTGTTCTGGCTGTGCAACCGCAGGCCCGACAGGTGGCGGCACGTCCAGCGCGTCGAGCACACTGGTGAGGGCGGCGGGGCCATCACGATAGCCGAGCTGGTACGCGGTGCCAGCGAAGGCTGACGCCGCGCAGCGGTTCGTCGCCCGCGTCCAGACCGACCCGGTGTGGATGGCCGAGAGCGTGTTCGGCGCGAAGCTGTGGAGCAAGCAGCGCGAGATCATCGAAAGCGTCTGGCACCACGAGCGGACCGGCGTCAAGAGCTGTCACGGCAGCGGCAAGACCTACACCGCAGCACTCGCGTCGATGTGCTTCCTCCACGCCTTCCCGGACAGCATCGTGGTCACGACCGCGCCGACGTGGGAGCAGGTCCGCCGCCTGCTCTGGAAGGAGATCGGCCGCCTGCATGCCACCGCCATACGCCGGGGCGTACCGCTCGGGAGCAAGTGCCACACGACCGACTGCGAGATTGACGCGGCGTGGTTCGCCGTCGGGCTCTCGACCAACGACCCCAACCGCTTCGTCGGCCACCACGCGCCGTACATCCTCGTCGTGATAGACGAGGGCTTCGGCGTCGAGGACTGGGTGTACGAGGTCGCGGAGACGTACATGACGGCCTCGGGCAACGTCGGCACGAAGGCACGCATCCTGGCGATCGGCAACCCGACCGACCGGGCGTCGAGGCTCGGGAGGGCGTTCCACTCCGAGCGCGATGCCTGGAACCTCATCAGCATCAGCGCGTTCGATACGCCGAACCTGACCGGCGAGAAGGTGCCTGCCGAGGTCGCACGCATGCTGCCTAGCCGCGAGTGGGTGGAGGACAAGCAGCGGGTGTGGGGCGAGGACTCGGCGCTCTACCAGGTGCGCGTGTTAGGCGAGTTCTCAAGCGTCGGCGGCGTGATCCCGCTCGCGGTCATCGAGGCCGCACAGACCCGCAACCTCGTGCCGCCGCCCGGCGCTGCCGTCATCTTAGGCGTGGACGTGGCCCGCTCGACCGATGGCGACGAGACGGTGATCGCCTCCCGCGCCGACAAGCGGATACGCATAGAGCGGGCGCTGCGGACCAACGACGCGATGGAGGTCTGCGGTCACGTCGTCCAGGTCGCCAGCGGCTACCGCAGCCTCGGCTACAGCGTCACGGTCGTGGTGGACGCCGACGGCCTGGGCGGGCCCGTGGCCGATAGGCTGCGCGAGATGGGGCTTAGCGTCACCGACTACCGCGCGTCTGCAAGCGCCCGTGACCCCGACAGGTACGCGAATCGACGGGCGGAGACGTGGTACACTGGCGCCGAGGTGCTCCGGGAGTGCGACCTGGACGCCGACGACATGCTGGCCGCCGACCTCGCGGGACCGCAGGCCGGTAAGATGACGAGCCGGGGGCAGCTTACGGTGGAGCCGAAGGACGTGACGCGCAAGAGGCTAGGCAGGTCGCCCGACCGCGCCGATGCCGTGCTGATGACGCTCGCGCCCGACCCGCCGCAGTACGCCTACGCCGTGTGAGGAGGTAGCCGTGGGCCGCATGGCAGACGCGCTCAAAGCGCTTACCGGCCGAGAGGTCAAGGCAGCCCCGGTGCCTGGCGCGGAGATCGTCCTGGGCAACGTCACCACGCCGACGATCCCGACCGCGCAGATCGACCGCGCGATGGACGGCGCGGCACGGCTGTCATCGGTCGTGGCGGCTGCGCTCACCTGGACGGCGCGGAACTTCGCCGAGGCGCCGCTGGTTGTCATGCGCGATGGCGAGCCCGACCACACGCACCCGCTGTCGCTCGTGTTCGCGCGGCCTACCCCGTTCCACTCGCAGACGCGCTTCTGGCAACGCTTCTGCATGCTGCTTCTGACCGACCCGCGCGGTGCGTACATCGTCGGGGCGAAGGACGATAGCGGAGAGATCGGCGCTCTGTGGGCGCGGTCCTCGCGCCACGTCCGGCCGGTGCTGTCGCCTACCGAGTACATCGCGGGCTGGGAGCTGGTGACCAACGGCTTCGCCGTGCGGGCCGACGAGAGCCGCTACGCTATCGTCCGGCAGGCATACGCGAGCCCCGAGCCTGACGACGAGTTCTACTCGCTGTGCCCGATCGAGCAGGTCCGCAAGGAGGTCCGCACGCACGTCACGGCGAGCTTGTGGCTCGACAGCATCCTCCAGAACATGGGCGTCAGCAGCGGACTCATCGGCATAGACCACCCGGCGCTTGACGCCGCCACGGCCAAGAGCGTGCAGGACGAGATCAACGAGCGCATGGGCGGGGCGCACCGTGGCGGCACCTTCAGCGTGCTCGCTGGCAAGGTGACGGTGGACGAGATCGGCATGAAGCTCGGTGAGCTGGACTTCGGCCCGCTGGTGGACCGCATGGAGGTGGCTGTGGCCCGCGCCTTCGGCATCCCCGCCGAGCTGCTCCAGGTGCTCGCCTCGGTCGGCAAGGGCGAGGGGCTGAACGCGAGCGCCTACCGCGACAAGGCACGCATCGCGTATGACAACGGCATCATCCCGCTGTGGAAGGACGTGGCTGATTCCGTCGCGCTCGTGCTCGGCGATGCCTACGGCGTCGGCCCCGGGGACGTGGCGTTCGACTACGCCGGCATAGAGGCGCTGTCCGACGACCGCAAGCGGCAGGTGGAGATCGCGGTCGCCGCCCTGCCGTTCCTCGAACTGAACGAGGCACGCGAGATAGCGGGCTACGAGCCGAAGCCGTGGGGGAACATCAACACGCAGGCGCTCGTGTACGGCAGGCTTGCGGCACAGCCCGGCGGGGAGAAGGCATCCGGCCCGCTCGAGGTCAAGAGCAACCTGGACCGCTACGTGCGCTTCGAGAGCAAGGCGGCGGCTATGGAGCCGGACTTCGCGCGGCGTGCGCGTAAGGTGTTCGCAGCCGAGGCCGAGGCCGTCGAGGAAGCGATCGCCGGGCAGGACAGCCCGCAGGCGGTGGCGCGTGCGGCTACCGAGGCGATCGACCCGAAGCGGTGGGTGGACGAGTTCGCCGTCGCGCTGCTCGATGCCGTGGCCACCGGCTACGACGAGGCCCGCGCTATGGTCGCGCCTGGCAAGGCCGTGACACGCAGCTTCGGCATCACCGACCCCGACGCGGTTGAGGCGGCGGTGCAGCGGGTCGCCAAGCTCGCAGGGCACGTGACCGACACGACGAAGGACCGCATAGCCGAGCTGGTCGCGCAAGGCATCGCGGCGGGATTCAGTCCGCAGCAGGTGGCCGATGCGATCATGGAGCAGGGCTTCGGCCCGGAGTTCACCGCCAACCGCGCCATCACCATCGCCCGCACCGAAAGCCTCATGGCGATGAACGAGGGCGGGCTGATCGGCGCACGGAACACCGCTGCTGAACTCGGCTTGAGCGTCCGCAAGGCGTGGGAGACGGCGGGTAACGACGCGAGGCCGCTGCACCTGGCGGCACAGGCCGCAGGCTGGCAGCCGCTCGACAGCGACTTCGGCGTAGGGGCCGAGTACCCCGGCGGCTTCGGGGACGCTGGCGAGGATGTAAACTGTCGGTGCTCTCTGGTGTACGAAGCGACGTAGGAAGGAGGCGCAGCGATGCGCGTCAAGAAATGGACCGACACGCTCACACGTCCCTTCGAGGTCAAGGCGGGCAGCTTCGCCATCGAGGAGAAGGCCGACGGCGCTAAGGTCGGCCGCTTCGAGGGCTATCTGTCGGTGTTCGGCAACGAGGACGCCTGGGGCGATGTGGTCGAGCCCGGCGCGTTCACTCGCACGATCGAGCAGAACAACGGCCGCTTCCCGCTGCTGTGGTTCCACGACCCGACCGAGCCCATCGGCATCTTCACCGCAGCCGAGGACGACCGTGGCCTGTACATCACCGCCCACGTCAACCTCGAGACGCAGCGCGGACGCGAGGCGTACAGCGGCATGAAGTTCGAGGTGGACGGGCAGGACGCGGCGTATGTCTCGGAGCTGTCCATCGGCTTCAAGGCCATCGGCAAGGAGATCGACGAGAACGACGTGCGGCATCTGACCGAGGTCGCGCTGTCCGAGGGCTCGCTGCTTACCATGCACTTCGCGGCCAACCCCGAGGCCGTCGTGACCGTCAAGGACACCGGCGAGCGCATGAGCAGCGAGGAGGCCCGCGCCATACGCGATGCCCGCGACGCGCTTGAGGCGAAGGCCGAGGCGCTGACCGAGGTGCTGGCGAGCGTGCCGGTATCGCCGGACGGGGCGCTGTCGGCCGAGCGTAAGGCGGCGGTGGCCGCGTCGGCGGGCGACATCTTCGAGCCGGAGCAGTCGGAGGCCCGTTTGAGCGATGAGGACGCCGCTGGTATCCTAGCCATCGTAGAGCACGCACGCGCCACCCTCGGAGCCTGACCGCTCGCCACACGGCACGCGGCAGACGACAAGGCCGGCACTGCGTCACCACGACAAGCAGAGCCGAAAGGAGCACAGTCATGGGCAAGTCACTGGCAGCGCTCAAGGCCGAGGGTAAGCGCATCTCGGAGGAGATCACCCGGCTGGCCGAGGGCATCATGGACGGCGACGGCGGCGTGAAGCTCGCCACCGACGCGGCCGAGGTCGTCAAGCTGCAAGAGCTTGGCGCCGAACTCAAGCACATCGAAGCGATCGTGGGCACCATCGAGGGCGCCGAGGTGTTCATGCAGGCACGCAAGGACTCGACCCCGCCGGTGCCGCATCCGCAGCCGAGCTACGAGGCCAAGAGCCTGGCCGAGCAGATCCTGGGCGACCGCGCGGAGTACAAGGGCGTCGAGCACTTCCTGCCGACGCTCGGTGGGCACAAGCTCGAGGGCACCGAGCACAAGACGGCGTTCACCTCCACGTCGTCTGCCGACAGCTCGCTGCTCCCCGCAGCGCAGCGCATCGAGCCGTGGATGCCGCCGGTCCGCCGCCTGACCGTGCGTGAGGCGTTCTTCATGCCCGGTTCGACCGGCGCTCCGATGGTGGAGTACCACGAGCTGACCACCGACACGAACAGCGCCGCCGGCGTTGCCGAGGGCGGCAGCAAGCCCGAGGACGCTTTCGTGTGGACGAAGCGGCAGAAGGCCGTCGAGACGGTGGCGACCACGCTCCCGGTCACCAACCAGATGCTCGCCGACTACCCGTCGATGGTCACCTTGATCCAGGGTCGCATGGGCTACCATGTGGACTACGAGGAGGAGCGCCAGCTGGTGTGGGGCGACGGCAGCGACGCGCTGACCGGCATCCTCAACACCACGGGCGTCGTCAACGGTGCCGCGCGGATCACCGTCGAGGCGGGCGACACGTACCTCGACATCATCCGTAAGCTCATCACGGTCGCGTGGTCGGGCACCGGCGGGATGACCGAGGGCTACTACCCGAC